CCCATCATCAGCATTGGTATTATCTGCCTGATAGACATAGCCTCCAGTGGTCGCATTAGCCTCGCCTACCATCAAAGCGCCATCATCACCTGAACCATTTTGAACTACTCCATGAGATAATGCCTGTCCCATCATAGGGCCATACCAGGGGCCATACATGCCTGAACGTAGATGCTGATGGAACCTGGTGCAATCAAGCCAGAAGCTCACCGTGCAATAAGTCCCGGATGCCGCTGGAATGTATAATTTATAAAGTCCGTTATGGTAAACTGCCCAAGGCAAAGTATTCCCGGAAGAGGGTATATCTTCAAGCCCGTTTACTTCAGACCGGTTAGAGAAGATATTAGAGCCTATAGGGATTATGGAACCATCGAACGTGATCAAATAAACATGCCTGTCCGTACTTAAAAATATCGTCCCGATAGGAGTAAATTGTATCGTTCGCCATGCCACACATCCTATCAATGGCGAGATAACATCAAGTCTTGCATCTATGGAAGCAGGTGTTAAATCATTTGCAGTAAGGAACCACATTGAATCAGCTTTAGCAACAATACATCGTGTTGCAAAGCCTGTATCAGTTTTAAGGCCATGATACGCCATACCCTCTATTCTGCCCGGCCCCGGAACCTTTAGGGCATTCTGAGCCGACTCAACTATCGTATCATCATAGGCGGCAGTATATCTAATGTAAGATGGATCTGTAGTATCTATCCAGAGCATACGGTCTAATAAAGGCAGAAATTGACGTATCCCGGATGGAAGTGCTGTCAGTTGGGTCTTAATCGAGCCATTCCATTTAAAAGACTGCTCGTTGCCATTAGCAACATATGCTGCATCTTTAGGCCCCCAAGTCTGGAAAGTTACCTGAGCGCCATCGGTCAAACCTGTTTGTATATTGTCCCAATCGGATGTTCCGGTATTATATACTTTGACTACAGTTCCGGCAGCAGCAATGAGTTGTTTTGAATTAGTCCCGTAATAGAAACGATGTAATGCCGTAATCGCTTTAGAAGCAGCCAATTGATTCGATGTAAGTTTAGACATACCAAGGCGCTGAATAATGCCATCACGGTAATAGCAATTCTTCGTGTGGGGAGAGTTTTCTTTAGGCACATCTTTTAAGGCATGCCAAAAGTCAACTCCTGATTTAGCCAGAGTGTATGAATGAGTAAATCCATTTCGTAATGCCATATGATAATCCTATCAAGATTGAATAACCAACTTTCATTAACAATAATGTTGGTGGAAGTGTAGGTACAGGAACTTCTGCCTGCAATGCTCCCGAATACCAGACACCCGATAATACCATTATGTCTCTCATAATTCCCTTATCGCAATTTCTATCGCAAGATTAATATCACGTTCCGGCCATTCGGGTAAATCAAATTTGCGACATTCTGCTTTGATTGCTGTTATGACATTAATCCTTTTATATTGTCCAAAACTGCCTGATGATTCTATATTTCTAACCAATGATAAAACTTTACCATATAATTGATTATCAATTAATGCTTTAATGTCATCATCGTTTTCAGCAATGGAAGATATTTCAGGAATAGGAAATTGATCTTTTGGTATTAGAATAAAATCGGGATAGAACCAATTAATCAATTTATCAATTATCCAGAACATAAATCTCCTTATGCAGTATCCAATGAAACCACTGGAGCTGCCCCTCCTGACGTAGTGACCGCCTGCGTGAATAATGCCGTTGAATCATTTGATTTCCTGATTGTTAAAGTATCTCCGGCAGCATTAAGATCAATTTTATTAACCAATTTGGATATAGCCCAACCAAGAGAGCGGTCATCACTATTATTTTCCCAATTTGATGCTCCTCTTTGAATGCCTGAATCTGTAATTTTAGAACAAGCATTAGGATGAAGAGAATTATTATTTATGCCATTCGATGCTATTGAACCCACTGAACCCGTAACATTTCCACCCACATCACCAGTTACAGACCCTACAGCACCAGTTACATTACCTACTGAACCAGATAAGTTACCCGTAATATTAACTGTTGTTGCTGCATTTGAACCGGCTATTATAAGACCACCTGCTGCACCTGGAACTGCATTTGGTATTCCCTGCCCAAGGTCTCTGGCTGTCTGAGCAGTGCCGGCTACATGAGTAACATCAACCTCTGGAACTCCATTAGTTGTTGGAGTAGCACAAGCTGTACCGAGCCAGTGAGTTACATCTACCTCATCCACTCCCGCTACTGTCAAAGTTGGCCCAAGCCAGAAAGTACCTGCCACAAAGTTAACGACTTGAGCATCAATGGTTACTGAGGCTACAACTACGGTATAGAAACTTCCGGCGACAAAGAATCCTGCATCAGTATTATCACCTGTATCAATAGAAAATCCATGAATACCAGTAATGGTGTCAATATCAATACCATCAGTATCTAATAAAACAAATCCTGACGTAGATGATCGTTGAGTCATTGAAGTGCCTTTATAAACAAGAATATCACCAACTGCTAATCCTGTAAGTGTTATAGACGCACCAGTACCGCCATCGAATGAATCAAAAATGAATGGCAGAACTGAAGCCAACGGCACTTTACCCCAATTTATCATTTATCCTCCAATAAGAACTCCATATCTCAGGAGTCCTCCTCTGATTAACTTGCCGCCTATTAATGAACCTTCGGGGTCGCCACCGCCACCTACTTCTTTATATGTAGAAATGACCATACACCAATTATCAGAACCTCCTAATGTAGCCGCAGCACTGTATGCTCCTGTCGAGGAAACTATCCTATCTGCTGCACTGTGTCGTCCTGCTGAATTTTCAGCTAACAACACAAAAGAGTTTATCCAAGTAGGAGATATAGATAATGCACTTGCAGACAATCCACCAATTAATAATTCATCGGCAGCAGTGGTTGTTGCAGTTGCTCCACTATCTGCATTCACACCTGTGCCTGTAGCACTTGCAGATTTATCGAAAGCTGCACCACCAGTAAAACCTGAATACTCCATTGCGGTAATGCCCATTCTGTTAGCCGCCGCAGTTGTAGTAAATGTAACCGTGCATGAACCTCCGTTAGTAATATTCTTCTCACTTCCGATTGTAACATTATTATCAGCATCTATTATGCTACTAACATCTACGACATAAGTATTGGATAGATTATCACTGAAAGACCGTGTTCCGCCATTACGATTTTTACCTACTGCCATAACAGCATTTCCAGCTACTATTGATTGAGGCAGGGTTACAGCAATACTTTGTACACCTGTTCCTCCTGCTGCCACTGGTGTTTGTCCTGACACTCTTGCAATAGCCATTTATATCACGCTCAATGTATATCCCACCTGTTTGCCTTTTGGATCATCTATCTCAACATAAACCTGTTTACCTGCAAGTCTATCGGAGGAAATCCATAAACGTGGATTTCTATCATTATATTCTTTATCCAACTCTCCACCACCCTGCCATTTTGCTCCTGCAACATGCCTCCAAGTCCCATCAATAAACTCATAGATATGTAACCAAAATGAGGCATTTTTATTATTCGCCTCTATAGGGTCTAATTCAACCATGAGTTCGATAGTGTCCGTAGTGATATCAGGCATAATAATAGCAGTAGTAATTATCTTACCTACATATATTTTAAGTGGCTCACTTAATAATATTTGTTTAGTCATGGTAGTAAGTAGAAATATTCTCCCTTGCTGACCTCACGCCAGAGTTGTGCTACATTCCTGCTATCCAAGTGCCAGCCTCCCTTGAAGTTCTTATACTTCCATTCAGGATACACACCGATACCGTTAAAGCCGCTTATCTTGATATACTGCCATTGCTCCCTCATGGTCATGTCAGAGCAGATAATAATATCAACAGCCTTGCCCTTGTAATGATATGAATCTTTCGAATGTCCCTGTGAGTCGTAGCCTGCTGTGACGATAATCGGACAGGCTACCCAGCCCCTGAGCGAGTCTAACCTATGGACAGTCTCCATATCCATGTCCTTACCGAGGTTTATTTTATGAGAGTCATCGAACTCTTCCGGCTTGAACCATTTAACATTATTCCACGTAAGCATATCTGTCCCCTCTATGCCTCCACTCATTTTGTCTTTAACGATTCCTCATTTTTGACAGACAACCTATTTTGATGTTCACCTATTAATATCTTCGCCTCATTAAGGAACCGGATAGCATCATTTATTTTACCTATGTTATTAAACTTATAATCTGTAACTCCGGCATCCCTGATTCTATCCTGCGCAAGTTCTATCCATTCAATCGCTGTCATCTGTCAAACTCAATCACACTTATCAATTTACGTTCGCCCTCGTTAATAATATCTATCTCGCCGCCAGGACAAGGGACTGCATCCCACTTTTCATTAGAACGTAACGATAGTATACCTGCGATCAACTTAGCCAATTCCACCGTCCCCTTTGATATAGGTTTGCCATCGTAGCTATCCCAACCTTGAGTTGAGCAATCTTTAGCGATCTCGTCTATCTTTTCAGTCATTGTCATGACATCCCGCCCCGTCCGTCCATCCATACCTGCATCCATTGTTCTAACTTACCTATGTGCTTTTCTATCGTATTTATCTGATCTGAGTGATGAACAAATAAAGCCTCGAATTGTTCCATACGCTCTTTCATGGCTAAGTACTCGATGCGTATCTGGTACATGGTGGCTACGAGTTCCTTGTCAATCGCTTCCGGTGTAGGCTTTATACTGGATAAATCACGATCAACATTACATGTTGACGTACCGCATACCTTGCATGGGTCAGGGTTAATCATTCCCAAGGCTCCTTAATATCTGCATCTTAATCCAGTCCGATACAGACAAATTCATACGTTTCGCTATCCTTTGCAACGCCTCATAGTCATCTGTCCTAATGTTCAACCGAAACCGTAAACTCACAGGTTCGTTTGCCCTGCGTAGCTTTGGCAGGTCGTGGTCTTTGGCTGTTAGTAGTTTACAAATGTTTCCACCCTATCTTCAGTAAAGCACCTAAAACCAGTAACCCAAGTAAACCCAATACGATTGCTTTAATAATCGTATGCCAGATTGTCTTAGACATATCATCACTCCAGTTCATCCACTTATCAATAAATTCATGATGTTTATAGTGCAACTCCCTCTCAACCCAAAATGGAGTAAGTTTCTCATCTATAGCCTCCATGACAGCGGACTTTAATTCTTCCCTTGTCACTATTTACTACCAATGGCATGTTTTGCAGCCACACGCCCGTATATTGCGAGAATGAACCCAAATAACTGAGCCAGTAAGTCCGCTATCACTATCAACCTATCAACTAACCCTGCTTGCTCAATATCTGAAATACTCACAACTCCTGTTATCTGTAACCCTGTAGCGATTATCGCAATCATGAGACCCCACAGGGTCTTACTTAACCACCATTGCTTTGTATTCATAAACTGACTCCTCCCTATATACTTGACGATTTGCGAGACTAACCATGCGTCAAAATTTGTCATTCATAACTCTTAACGAAACTCACAGGATTGGCTGCAATTTCTTCCAACTTCTCCATTGCCTCTACAAGATTGTCGAATACATATGAGGCAGTCGTATCGAATCTATCGTTTTTAACCCATTCATACTGCTTTACCAGCCAGCCGTTATTGCATGGTAAGAGGGTAAAATAATAATCTTGTGGATTCATATTTACTCCTTTAACGACTTACCTTTTCGCAATCAGGCTCAGGTCTCGGCTCTGCACTTTCGCTATTGTGGTCCCCTGCCTCAGCTTTTACTTTCTGATAAGGCATCCAGTCCCACTGACCAGCCCAAGTTCCATTCATAACATTGGTTCTACCAGATGGATTACCATTCTGGTCAATAACCATCAGATTGACACACTCATCAGTATGAACATAAGCAATAATAGCGGCACTTTGATATATACCCTTATTACTGTAATAAACCACCCTTCCTACTGTTGGCTTCATCATAATTTATTCCTCCATATTTAGTCCTATTACTAAATTTAATCCTACTACTAACTTGTACTTATTTCCAGAGTTTATCGACCAACCCACTTGCAGAGAATCCTACGCTGAATAGGTAGTCTTCCGGGTCATTCCATCTGAAATCACTCAGGTCTGCCGATACACCTAACTGAACTACATCATCGAATAATGTCAAAGGTACTGCTGTAAATACGAGGCTGCCGGTATCGCCGACATGAAATGACACTCCGCCAAGGCCTAATAGTTTCTTGCCGGATTCGAGCTTCACTTCGCCTATTGTGCCTAAGAATACACCCGCGGAGCCATTCATATTGTCTGAGCCTGCTATCATGTTGATATTATCCTTCATGGCGTAGTCGGATGACCATGTAAGATCTGCGGCCATTGCCGGTACTGACATTGCTAATACTGCGAATAGTGCTACGATAAGGTTTTTAAACATTATGTTACCTCCTATTAAAGTTAAATATCCTCATAACCCAATACGGTTATATATCCACTTCCACCATCTACTGTTAAGTTAAGGTTTCTATCTATTCCCTGAGACCTGAATGGAGTTCTAAGATTAGGCGCTGATATGCCGCCATTGGCAGCGAAACTGCCACCTATAAGACGCTTATCATTCTCATCTTCATTGTCGAATACTGTAATTAATGTTGCAGTAGTACATACAATCCAGAAGTCAGTTATTATAAATCGTTTTCCATTTGAAGGTTGCCATAAAAGATAATTTGTTATTGCTCCTGACCATGTATAACTTTTATGTACTGCGTCATTTTCCCATGATGGTCCATCATCTTTACTTGTACCTTTAAGCCCAGCACCTTGTTTACCCATAATTTACTCCCAATAAATAAAACAAGCCGGTGATGTTCCAACAATAGCAGCAAATAGTTGCCTACAATCGATACCTTTACTAAATATTATGGTTTGTGTTCTTATGTTTGCATTAATTGATAATCTTATAAGAGGTTTTCCAGTAGTATCACTTCCATCATATAGTGTTATACTGTCAGCAGTAGTACCACTATCTATTGCTACCCCCAATAATGTAATAGGGCCATCATTTACGATACCACCAGAAGTCATATATTTTACTTGCATATTAATTTCTCCTTTTCCGCTACTATGAAAGCATTACCCTCTGTCTGATAATTCCAGTTATCCTTAATTCCATGAACAATAGGCACTGCACTCTTTATCGTCCATCCGGCATTTTTTATCAAGTTATTCCACCACGTAAGAGGCTGTTTATGTATATGTGTTTTATCCAATTCATATGCCGGAATAAAGTATCTCTTACCATCCCCAAGTGGTACTATGACAAATAATACTTTAGAATCCAATTTTGTCAATAAACGCCTGATGTCTTTGGCCTGCATATGCTCAAAGGTATCTTTGGCAATAGTATAGTGGAAATGGGTCTTTGGGAGTTCTTTTGATAGAAATGAGGTTATTTCATGATCT